TTGCACTGTCACGTTGATGGTAATCACGAACGCTCCTATGGTGTGTGGCCGTCAGCAGCCCAACGGTAGAAGTTGAAGTTCCAGCCCTGCCCGTTCTGCAGATTCTTCAGGCCGAACGGATCGCCGTTGATGAGGTAGCCGGCTCCGTACCCGCCGATCCCCGTCTCGTTCGGCAGAATCTCGTACACGATGCCGGTCGTGGTGCATTGGATAAGGATTGGCGTGTAGCCGGCCGAGTACCCCGAGCCGACATACGTCTTCTTGATGGTGTCGTCGTAGTAGAACCGGTCGATCCCTGGAGGCACCGGGTACATGGACCCGAGGTACTCGTAATTCTTGAACCCGTAGCACCCTCCCGAACCTTGGTTGTTGCCGGTAAGGAAGCAACCTTCTTGGATGGTCTGTCTGTTCCCGCCGGCATTCAGAATGGTCGGGTCGTTGAACGGCGGATCACGCCAGATTTCGACGGTGCACTGAACGTTGCCGCCGATACCGATCATGCCAAATGGATCATTGTCAACCGTGTAGAACCATGAACCAGGAGACTGACCAACTAAGGTCGTCCACGGACCGGAGGGTGTACCAAATCCCTCCATCAGCCGCACGTAGATATTGCGCGTGCCGAAGATTGGGTTGAGGTTGGTGAAGTCGCCTATGTCGGTAGAAACATCAGGGCCATTGTAAAGCAGCATGTTCAACCCAGCTCTACCATACGCCACGCCAGTGATGGATCCGAAGGCGTTCGCCAGCACAACACCGACGTAATTCGAGTCTTCGCCGAACGTCGGGTAGCACTGACAGCACCAGACCGCATCCGCCGGCAGCTCGCCGCCGCCTCCGCCCGTCGACCCGGCGGCAGCAAAGATAGCCGTGAGGTCGGCGCCGGTCAGTGCCACGAAGCCGGTATTGAAGGCAATGGCAGAGCCGTTGGCCACCGGCTGATATCGGTCACCGAGGTCCGTACCATCTTCCAGCTTGAAGCCGGTCACGACACCTGAGCCCGGAGGCCCCGGCTCGAAGAGGTCGTCCAGGTCCTGCTTGGACCCGCCGTACTCGGTGAAGTAGTTGGTTGTCATGGGTTCGGGGTGGCGACGAATTGCTTGGCACGGACGGTGGTGGCATCCGTGAACGAGGCGTTAAAGGTGTTCGTGTCCAGATACAGGAGCGTGCCCTGGACACCACCTGCCGTGTTGGTTCGCTGAAGCGCCAGTGAGGTTGCCCCGTTGGCGATCTGGAAGCCATTGCTGTAGTCAGCGCCACCTTGCGGCCGCATTCTGAACACCTGATTGGACGCAGCAATGATTTCCATTGACTGCATCGTAGACGTCGTACCGTACAGCGCCCCCGTCAACGTGCCGCCGGACAATGGCAGGTAGCTGCTTCCCACCCCCGCGACCGCGTTGTCGACGTAGGTCTTGGTCGTCAGCTGCGTTGCGCCGCTGATCGCTCCGCTGGCCAGGAAGCTGGTGCCGCTGACCTGTCCGGTGAACGTGCCTCCGGCCTTCGGCATCAGCAGCGCATCGGCCGCGTCCACGAACGCCTTGGTCGTCAGCTGTGTCGTACCGGTGATGGACGAGTTGGATGCGTAGAAGCGGGTGCCGTTGAGGTCGCCGGTCAGCGTGCCGCCGGACAGAGGCAGATAGCCGCTGAGGTTCGGCGGCGGAATGGCCGCTATCGAGTCGTCGACGTACTTCTTGGTCGCAGCCTGCGTGCTTGTCGTAATGGCGGTGCTGAGCGTGATGCTCGTGGCGGAGACGGCTCCGGTCAAGACTCCGCCGGTCAACGGCAGGTAGCCATTCAGTACCGACGTGACATAGGACCGGTAGACGAGCTGGTTGTCGGTGGTGATCGGGTCGCTGGCCGTGAACGTCGTACCGGCGACAGCTCCCGTGAAGGTGCCTCCGGCGATGGGCATGAAGTCCCCGCCGCCGGACACCACACCATCGACGTACTGCTTCGTAACCGCATGAGTCGGGGCGGAGATAGCGCCGGTGATAAAGATTTCCGGAGCGGTGAGGCTGCCCGTCAGGGTGCCGCCGGTCAGCGGCAGGTAGCCGTCACCGCCGCCGCCTCCGCCGATCCCCGCAATGGCGTTGTCGACGTAGAGTTTGGTGGCCAGATCACCGTTGGCGCTTGGCGTCCCGTTCTGCGTGAACTTCGAAGTGGAGGTAACCGGCCCCGTGAACTGACCCCCAGACTTCGGCATGTATGGGACCAGCGCGCTGCTGATCTGCGCGTCGACATAGCTCTTGGTCGTGAGCTGCGTCGTACCGGTGATCGAACCGCTGGCCGTGAACGTCGTACCTGCCACGGGGCCGGTGAACGTACCGCCGGAGATGGGCATGAACTCGCCCGAGCCGCCTCCGCCTGCCGCGATGGCGCTGTCGACGTACGCCTTCGTGGTGAGCTGCGTCCCGCCGCTGCCCATTGCTCCGCTGGCAAAGAACGTCGTACCGGTTACGCTGCCGGTCAGCGTGCCACCGGCAAGCTGAAGCCAGCGGCCGTCGCCCTGCGCCCGCGTGGGGAGCTGCGTGTCCGAGCCCAGCGAGCCAGTCGCGAAGAACTTGGTGCCGGTCACATCGCCGGTCAGTGTACCACCGGTCAGCGGCAGGTAGTCGCCACTGACCCCGCCACCACCGGAGTTGGCATCCACGTAGGCTTTCGTCGCAGCCTGATTGGCGTCGTTGATGGGGCCGCTCAGCGTCAGCGTGGTCGCGGCCATCGGGCGCAGCACGTTGATCAGAGACGAGCTGATCGTCATCGCCGCTCCGCCGTAGGCAAGGCCCAGGACGGTGGCGGTAAGGTAGAGGCCGGCGCTGTTCAGCGCCTGGAACGTGATGCCGGGAAGGGCAGACGTACCGCTGACAAAAGCGATGGGGTTGGTCGGAGCCAGCAGACCGTCGCGGGTGATCACGCCGTTGAGTTGGGTCGAGATATCCGACATCGTTTCGTTGGCCCACAACGATTCGATGACGGTGCCCTCCACCACCGGGTTGGAGGGTGGCAGGGTGTAGATACCAGACGCATTGCGGGGCATGTCATTCTCCCAGTAGCTGGTTGACTGTGCCGCCGCCGCCTTGCCGCAGCAGGTGCGCAACCGCGGCTTCTATCGGCGACAGCTGGATATTCGAGGCGGCCTTTTCCAGGATCGCGGCCGTAGCCTGCGGATCCTGCAGCAGCTTGGCCACGATGGCGGACTGCTTGGCGTCGAGGCCGAGCGTGGCCACGTTCTTGGCCATGGCCAGCTTCGGGAAGGCAGTCGACAGGGCCGCGTTGCCGAGCCTCGAGGTGAACGCGGTCTGCGAACCTCCGCCGCCGGTGCCGCCGAGCTTGGCTGCGCGCATGGGCTCTTCCTTGTGGCGCAGCAAGTCGTTCAGCTCGTAGTACCGACTGTAGGCTTCCGGTGTCAGGCGGGCGTGGCCTTGCTTGTTGGTGCCGTATTTGGCCACCGTCTTTGCCAGCCCGGCGCGTGTCACCTCCGGCGCGTTGCCGAGCAGCGGCTTGGTGTCGCTCGACAGCTCTTCGGTGATCTGCCGTTGCGCCTTGGCCGACGACACCGGCCTGGAGCGCCGCGAATACTCGGTCATGTAGTCGCTGAACGGCGTATCGCCCAGGGTCTTGCTGGATGCGGCTTCGTCCAGCCGGCTGTCGATCGCCTTGATGAGGCGCATTGTCTCGCGCTCCGCGCCCTTGACTATTGCGGACACGTCGTCGTTGAGCTTCGGTGGACCGCTGAGCTTGGCGGCCAGCATCTTGCGCAGCTCGTACAGCTGCTGCGGCGACGGATTCTCTGCCAGCGTGGCGTCTACCAGATTGGCAAGGTTACGCTGTGGCGACCCTGCGGCACTGGACGACCTGAGTGCGGCGGTGACTTCGCCCAGCGGCTCGCCTACACTGGACCATCGGCCGGCGCTTTCAAGCGCGGCGGTGCGCTGTCCTGCAGTCTGCAGGTCGCGGGCATTCTCTGCCAGCCGCTGGAACTGCTCGGTGCCCTCGACCCCGGCGCGGTTGGTGGCCGCGTCGAAGATCGCCTCGTTTTGACGGCGGCCGAATTCGCCGTAGAGGTCGGGCTCATCGCGCCGCGCCATCAGCTCGCGTCTGGCCAAACCCATGGATCCCGACTGCTCTGCGGCAGTCAGCGGAATGTCGTCGGTCACGCCTGGCACGTTGACAGTGCCGGTACCGCGGCGGGCCTTCAGCCGGTTAATGACGTCGCCAACCGTCTCGCCTGCGCGCTCGATATTGCCGGTCAATTCACGGCCGATGTTCCGGTCCATGTAGGCGTCGCGGCCACGCTTGGTGGCAAGCGGCAGCCCTCGGATGGCGCCGTGCACAGCCGCGCCTCCGGCGGTTCCCAGAGCTGTGCCGCCTGCCGTATTCCAGAGGCGGCTCTCGTCGGACGTCACCGGCTGCATGGCGCCACCCAACCCGCCTGCCGCCGCGCCCACCTTCATGGCGGCCTTCAGACCTGCGCCGCCGGGTACGACAGCCGTCGGCAGCGTCTCGCCGACGCCCTGAATGAATCCGCCGCCGGTCATGTTCTTGGCGGCTTCGGCTTTCAGGCGCCGCTGCTCGGTCAGTTCGGCGTCGTCGGGACCGCCGCCGAACAGCTGCTTGGTTCCCTGCCACGCCGTGTCCAGGCCTGCGCCCAGGTTAATGGCCGCGCGTTGCAGCCACGGCCGGTCGGCTTCGCTCTGCGCCTGCGCCGCGGTGTTGGCTGCGACGTCGGCCTGCGTTGCCTGGGTCATGCGCTGCGTACGCTGCTTGGCAAACTGGTTGGCCCAAGTCCAGGCGGTGTTTTCGTCAGGGGCGTCGACGTCGTAGTCGCGCCCGTCTACCGTTACGGTGTACTGGTTCACATTCCACCCCTTGGCCGGACCGCGCCTGGCGGCGGCAGAGAGAAGTCGGTTGTCGCCGGACTGGTCGCACCTCGCGGACGCACCGCGCCTTCGGGCGCACCGGCAGCGGGCATATACCCGGGTATGACGTTGCCGGGATCGAGCCGGTAGCGCCTGGCGATATCGACGAAGTAACCCTGTTTCTCCTTGACGACCGAATCCATCTGTGTGATGATGTCTTGCGCCACCTGCTGCATCTGCGCCACCTGCGTCGGCGTCAAGCGCTTGCCGGCGCGCAGCTGCTCGGGCAGGTTAGACAGCTGGTCGAGCACGCCGCGGCTGCGTTCGGCCATCGCGTACTCGGACTCGCGAACCACCGAGCCGGGATCGAGCATGCGCATGAAGGCGTAGGTCACGGCCATCTGCTGCTGCGCGTTCATGGTGTTCAGGTTCGGAATCGTGTTCAGCACCTGCTTGGCCTGAAACTGCGCCTCGGTCTGCTTCTGCGTGGCCTTGGTGTAGTCGTCCCGCAAGGTGTTGGCCTGGCGGAATGCGCGGTCGTCGTCCAGGCTTTGGCGGTTAAGCCGGGTGTCTTCGAGGCGCTGTGCCCGATCGGCTGCCGCCAGCGCCTGCTGCTGTGTCCGCGCCGCGGCCATCTCGCGTTGCAGCTGCACCTGCGCCTCGCGTACGGAGATGTTGCCGGCGGCGATCTGCCGCTGCAGCTCCCGGGTCAGTTCGGCCTGACGCTCCTGCATCTCGCGGCCTGCGGCGACGTCGGCCCGCCGGTCTTCACGTGCCTGCGTGCGCTCTTCCCGTGCAGCGACGCGCTCCGGCTCTTTGGCCAGCTCGCCCAGCTGCATTGCCGCCATGGTCTTGGTCAGCGGGTTGCGCAGGCCCATGCCGGCATGCGTGAAGCGTTCCTGGTAGGTCGGCTCGCGCGTAACTGTGTTGCCGAAGCTGGCGGCTGCGGCGTCCTGCTCGTCGATACCAGGCGCCTGGAACGGCACCTGCCGCGTCTGCGGCATCTGCTGCATCCACTTGTTGGCATCGCGTGTCTGCATCTGGCTCAGATCCTGCTGAGCCTGTTCGGCGCCGGCCTCTTGCCGGTTCGCCATGACATTGCCGAGCAGAGGCAGCAGCTGCTGCGTCCACGACGGCGCGACGTAGTGCCCGCTGACCATCTGCCCCTGCGGCTGCTGCGCGCTCTGTCCGCGCAGCATCGCCGCATGCTTTAGCATCCGCGCGATCTTGGCTTCCTGAGTCTCATATTCCCAGGGGTTGCCTGCCATGTTGGGATCTTGAAACATGGTTACCACCCAAAGAGTTTCGTCATGGCCATGTTGCCGAAGCTGCCGGCCGGAGCACCGAACGCCATGCTGCCAAGGCCGAACAGCCCACCCATGAAGTTGCTGCGTCCAGCCTGCTGGGCGTTATAGCGGCCGAGCTGAGACTGGTAATCCGCGTTAGCGGCGCCAAGGTAGTCGGGACCAGGAGCGTAACCGGCGCCAGTGAACCCTTCGAACTGCGGGTTCTGGACCTGGCTCATGCCCATCAGCGCCGTGTACTCGTTCAGCGGCAGCTGGCGCAGCCACGCCTGTTCCTGCATCCAGCGGTTGCGCTCGGTGCCGGAGTCGGCCTGGCGGTTGCGCTCCTCGGCGGCCTGCATCTGCCGAAGCTGGTTGGCGTAGTTCATCATCTGCATGTTCTGACCGAACTGCTGATTGCCGTAGTTCAGGTCCCAGTTGGCCATCGACTCGCGCTCGCCGAACCGTTGGCCACGTTGCGCCTCGTCGAAGCCTGCGCCCTGCATCATCTGGTTCCAGTACTGCTGCTGTGCCTGGTTCTGGAATCCGCCGATGCCCATCATTTCCTGGAGGGCCTGCTGACGCTGATTGTCGTAGTAGTTCCCGACATTCATCATCTCGCCGAACTGCTGGCCGCGCTGCTGATTGTAGAAGTTGCCGAACTGAAGCTGCTCGTTCAGCGCCTGCTGCCGGTCCTGGCGGGTCATACCGGCGAGGTCCATCTCCTCGCCCCACTGCTGGCCACGAGTAGCGTTGTCGAACTGACCACGTGCCAGGTCCTGACCGAACTGCTGGCCCCTCAGCGCGTTGGCCATGTTGAACATATCGGCCATCTCACCGAACTGCTGGCCGCGCGTCGCGTTCTGGAACTGCCCTTGCGCCAGGTCTTGACCGAACTGCTGGCCACGCGTCGCGTTGTTGAACTGGCCGGCACCGAGCATCTCGCCCCATTGCTGATTGCGCTGGGAGTCGGCAAGGCCGGCGAGATTCATCTGCTCACCGAACTGCTGGCCGCGGGTCGCATTGGCAAGCTGAGCCTGGATCTGCTGCTCGCTGAAGCCTTGCTGCCTTGCCCAGTTCGCGAGGTTAGCCGCACCCATCTGCTCCTGATAGGCCTGCTGCCGGCTCTGGTTCTGGAGCTGTGCGCCTGCAAGCGCCTCCGCGCCCTGCGCCTGACGCGCCTGGTTCTGGATCTGCGCGGCGGCGATGCCTTCCTGCCCCTGCGCCATCCGTCCCTGGTTCTGAATCTGCGCGGCGACCTGCTGCTCGTTCAGCCCCATCTGCCTGAGCTGGTTGGCGAGGTTGGCAATGGATTGCCGTTCACCGAACACCTGCCCGCGCGTAGCGAGCTGGCGGCCGAAGATGTTGCCGGCTTCGGTGGTGGCGCCGAGCAGCGCCTGATTCTGCATGTCCACCTGCTGCTTGTCGAGGTTCTGGATGGCGTTATTCCACGCCGCCGAGCCCTCGGTGATGCCCTGCGCCTTCAGCCGCTGAATCTCCGTGGCGCGCGCCTGCTCCATCTGCGGCTGCATCCGGGCAAGCATCGCCTGCCGCACCGGCTCGACCGCGTCCCAGCCAGGGTTCAGCTCCTGCAGACCTTCATTGGACAGCGTGCCGCCGGGGCTGAGTCCGCCGAGGTTGACCGATGCCCATCCGCCCTGCTGCGGGGAGAACGAGCCCCACCCGCCTTGTGGCGGCGTGAACTGGCCGAAGCCCGGAGCACCGGACATGTCGATCTGACCGAACCCGCCGAGGCCGGAGGTATCGATCTTGCCGAAGTCACTCATCCCGCTCTGGTCGACCTTGCCGAACCCGCTGAGCTGCGACGGGTCGACCTGGCCCCACGGCGAGTAGCCACCCTGGAGCTGACCAAAGTCACCCATGCCCTCGGTGCTGGCCTGGCCCCACGGCGAGTAACCGCCTTGCATCTGGCCCCAGCCCTGCGTCGGCGTGCCAGGCTGGTAGATGCTCGGCATCTGGCTGGCGTCGAGCCCGCCCCAGCCGCCCAGGCCACCGGGATCCAAGCTACCCATTCCAGGCAGGTAGTCGTAGCTGGCCTGACCCCATCCGCCCATCATGGACGGGTCGTAGCTTCCGCCGCCCAGACCGGATGCGTCGAGGTAGCGCGGGTCGTAGCCTCCGAAGTTCGGCTGCGCCCAGTCCTGCATCCCGCCGTAGTTCGGCTGGTAGATCTGCGGAGCGCCGCTGATGTCGACGGGGTTGCCCATCTGGTCGACGACACCCTTCAGCAGGTTCTGCGACGCAGCGGTCGTAAACCCGAGGTTCTGAAGCTGCTGGGTATACGCCGCCTGCAGCTCGGGATTGAGCTGCTCGAACTGCTTCCACCGGGTCACACTCTCGCCGGTAGTCGGGTCGGTGTCCGCGTAGGATTCCCAGGTAACGGAGCCCCACGGGTTGAATTGGTCAGGCCGGTTGGCCCAGGTCTGGTCGCGCAGATTCTGGGCATTCCCGGCCGCGGTCTTCTCGGCAGCGGCAGTGTAGTCCGGTGCCGGAGGCGGACTGGACTTCTTGCCCATCTCAGCCTCCCATCTGACGCAGCATTTCGGCCAGGCGAGCTTGGCCCTCCGGGCTCAGGTTGCCTCGCTGCATCCGCTGGCTCATAATGCGCTGAAGGTCGGCTCTTTGCTGCTCCGGGTTGTTCACACCGATACCAGTCGCGCCATTGCCGTAGTCGACAACGTTGTAGCCGGCATCCCGGTTCTGCTGCATCCAGTCGCCGACCGACCCCAAGAAGCCGCCCGACGTCGGGTCGTAGCCCGGACGCGGAGCCTGACCACCGATGCCGGTGCCCGTCGACGGGTCTTGTGGACCTGCACCTGGAGTACTACCTCCGGGCTGACCGCCCATCCCCGGTTGCATTCCACCGCCCTGCTGGGGAGGCGGCGAAAACTGCGGAAACTGACCTTGCAGCCTGCTCATGCCTTGGCCGAACATCTCCCGCATCTGCGGGATCTGCTGGCGGAAGCCCTGCATCATCTGCTGCGGGTTCCAGGCCGGCATGCGGTTCGGGCCGCCTTGCGGCATCATCCCGCCCATTTGACCCATCATGGCCCGCATGCGACTCATGTCCATCCCGCCTTGGCCCCACATCTGGGGCATCGCCGGTGCTCCGCCGCCTGACGTGCTCATCCCCTGCGGAGTCCACCCACGTTGAAACGATCCTTGGGCCGGACGGCCGTAGGATTGCGGCTGGCCTTGCATTTGAGGTGGTGCTTGATTCTTCATGGTGATCCCCTTGGGTAATCCAGCGGCACTCCTCACGTCGCATGCTCATCAGGATGAGAGCACCGTCGGGGTGGGCACCAGGAATGGTGTGCTCGATCTTGAAGCCCAAGTGTTCATTGAGCTTCAAGGCTTCTTTGTTACCACTCGGTATCCTGCCGAGTATGACCTTGCACTTGCCAGTAACAAACGGGTAGTCAAATGCCGCCTTGAGCAAAGCGCGGCAGATCCAGTTTCCTTCGCCTGCGACATGCATCTCGCACGCCGCGCCGTTCCAGTTATCGAAGCCGACCACGGCCATGAGCCGCCCGTCTTCATCGGAAAATCTTCCGATGCAGCGCAGTCCGGCGGTCGGCCACAAGCCGATGCGGTCGCAGAGCCACCGCACCAGCAGGTGTTGGGATTGCGTCGTGATCACAGCGGTCCGCCCACCTGGTAGGTATAGTCGGTACTGGCCCAGACAATTTCGTCATTGGACGAGCCGGCGACAGTCAGCGACACGGCAACGCCCATTCCCTCGCCGGAAATCCAGTCGCGCTGCGTGGCCAGCCCGCCGCCCCACTGGCTTTCGTCCCAGATGCCTTCGTCCCATAGCGCGTCGTCGTAATCCAGCGCCAGCGGAGGATAGGTGACCTGTTCCGGGTAGAAGTCGTAGCTGAGCCGCGACTCGATAGTCGTCGGCTTGCCGACCAGGAAGTTCAGCCGGTACAACCCGACCTGCTTCTGCAGAGCAGGCGCCCCGAAGTAGTTGAAAGCCTGGCGGGCCAACCACTCCACAGGCTGCGCTTCCGAGTCGATGACTCCGGCAACGCCCTGAAAATCCTGGTAGCCGGTGAATGCGTGGAACACCCGGCCGTCGTAAGTGCCAAAGTAAGACTGCCCGCCGAACTCCGTCCAGCAGTAGGCGTTCATGCCGATCAGCACGCTCCAGGCCGACGTGATGGTGTTGGCAGCTACCTGAATCGACGAGCCGCTATCCGCGTTCGGTACGTTCACGAACAACAGATTGTTGGTGGGCGAGAAGCCGACCTGCCAACCTTCCAGGCTTGCCGGGTTGGCAATCAACGAGCTGATCAGCAGTTGGATTTTCCGCGAGTACACGGTCTGCGGCGTGGCCGTGACCTGGCTGGAAGTCACCAGCTCGTTCAGCGACACGACCCCATTGGTCGAGATGAGATAGACGTCGCCGCCCAGCCGCGCGCCAACGCGTCTGCCTGGCGCCGGCTTGCCGACGTAGTACAGACCTTGAAGCTGCCAGGTATTCGCGCCATCGACGTCCAGGCCGCCGTAGACAGCCACTTCGCCTTCAGAGCTGATACCGACAAGATGGTCGTTAGATCCCTCGCCGGAGTCCACCGTCCAGGTGGCTAGCCCCAACAGGTAGCCGCCGCGCTTGAAGATGGGACCGAAGTCGAATGACTTGGCTACGCCGTAGAGGCTGTCGGTAGGCAGGTACCACGCGACAGATGTGTCCTTCTGCGCGAACCACAACCGGCGCTGATGACTGGTGATTGCGGCAAACGTGGCAGGATTGACGCCGCTGATCGTGTAAGGGTCGGTGCCGTTGCCGGCCACAAGCCGGTTGAATGTCGTGGGGCCGCCGATTACGATGGGATCATCCTGCCCGTTGACCAGCGTGGAGTAGTGCCCGCCCGACGTCGCGTAAGACACTCCATGCCAGACGTCAGAAGTCAGCCCGGAAAGTGCGGCTGTCGGATTGGCTACCGGCGACGTGACGTTGTACATGCCTCCGCCGGCAAACGCGAACAGCGCCGAAGAGGTGCCAGACACGTAGCCATAGAGCGTCTTCACCGTCCCCGGCAGACCCGTCGCCTGATGCCGGAAGCCGTTGCGCACCGACACCCCGAACATCTGCGGGATGAGGTTGCGCATGGAAATGGCGTCCGTCGGCTCCATCGCGGCAAGCGAGCCAAGCGCGTTCAGTCCCCCGGTAGGGGACGAGACGGTAGCGAACTGGCACTTGTACGGCATTTAGGTTCCGAAGCTGGACGACGTATCCCACGATCCGTCGGGGATCGACCACGGGCCGATGAACAGCGGCGGCATCAGCGGAGCAAGCGACAGCTTCGGCGCGCCCTTGTCCTTGCCGGTCAGCGACAGGAACAGGCGGAAGAACTCCTCGCGCGCCGAGTCGATGTTGAAGCCCTTCAACTCGTAGAACTTGAGCTTGATTAGCTTCACCATCAGCCACGGATCAAAGAGCACGGTATCCGTGCTGCCCACCACCATGTCGTGCAGCGTGCCATCTACCTGCCGCACCCAGTTCTTGTTGATGTACTCCATGGAGATGTCGAGCCCGACCATCTCTCCGGCATTGTCGGCGCCAGGCACCGGCCAGAGATTGAACTCCTGACCGATCACCCGGTAACGCATGCGAGGTGCCATTGCCAGCAGACCACCCTTGAGCCAGGCCCACTCCTGCGCGGACTTCGGACCGAGCAGCGGCCAGTGATTGGTGCGGTCCCACTGCGTCTGGTCGATGAAGTAGCTCCAGTCGTCGGGCAGCGTGTACTCGCCTTTGTCGACTTCGGTCGTGAAGACCCACTCCTTGACCAATTCGCCCCACGGGTACGCACGCACCAGGTCGTTCCCCGCCGCATTCAGGAACGCCCATACTTGCGTAGCCGAGGGCGAATTGACAACCGTCGGAGGGCGAAACGGGATGCCGATTTCACCGGCGACCTGCTTGACGATACTCTCCGAGGTCCAGTAGGACATGCTACCTCCGTTGGTTCTGCTGCACCTGCTGCGGGGCAGGCTTCTGCGCCGCGATCAGTTGCGCCATCTGCTGCTTCAGCGCTTCGATTTCGGCGTCGCGCTTGGCCAGCTCTTCGTTGAGCTTCGTGATTGGAGCCGCCGACTTGGCCGCCTCCAGGTACTGCTGCGCCTTGCGCTTCATGTCATTGAAGCCCATGAACCGATGGGCTACGTTGTCGGCGAGGCCGGCCAACTGCTCCAGAGTCATGACGTTCAATGCCTTGAGCTCGGCGATCTGGCCGACGGTCAGGAACGGAACCTGGTCGAGCGGGGTACCGTCGCCGATCTGCTCCTGCTTGCGCTGATACAGGTCCCAGTGCTTCGGGAACCGGTCCTTGTAGTGCTGATTGGCCTTCGTTACCAGCACGTCGCGCGATCCCGGCGTAATGACGCGGATCATGTCGACTTCGTCGAAGATGGGCCGTCCGGCTTCTGCCGACTTGACTTCGTTCTTGACGGCTTCCCTGAAGAACATGACAAGCAGGCGCTTATCGTCTTCGTACTGGTTGGAGTGGTCGTAGACTGCTCCGTCGTAAGCGGCGGTGGGCATAGTGGTTCCTAGGTGAAAGAACGAACCGGATTCATCTGGATGATGATCGATAGCTCGTCGATGGTGAACGTCGGTGTTCCCGACGGGGTTGAAACTCGAAGATCGTACACGGCATCGACCGTCGTGTAGTCGAAACCGGCAAGGTTGAATGCGGTCGTGTTGGCCGCGCCCGAAGAGCTGGCGCCCACGAAGAAGGGCGTCGGCGCTCCGTTCTTGTACAGCCGGATGATCGCATCGGCGTTATTGGGGCCGCTCAGGAATCCGCTGACGGTGAACAGCGACGTGGACCCGGCCACGCCGTTGAGCGTGCGAGTGATGGTGCCGGCGACCAGGTTAGGCGTGTAGAACCCTGCCGTGGCCGCGATCACCGAGTCGTAAGGCGCGATCACCTGCGGCGTGGTCGTCGCAACGATATCGACCGCAGTAGTCAGCTGCATGGCTCCGTACGCCGGAGCTATGGAGTCCAGGAAATCCTTGACGAACGTGCGCAGCGCGCCGGGCGTGATGAACCCCGTGGTGTTGTCGGGGAACGACGCATCGGCTTGCGCCAGCAGTTCGGCGATGGACTTGACGGTCACAGTTCGAACCCTCCATCGTCCATTACCTTTGCCAGGACGGCCAGCACGGCGCGGAGCTTTGCCGGGGTAATCTGCCCGACCGTGTTGTCGGGTAGCTGGTCGTCCACCAGCTCAAGAAATTCCTGCCTGGTCATTTGAACCCCGCGCTGAAGCCGTTGCTGAAGCCCTTGAGCTCGGTCGGCGTCTCGGCTACGTCGAAGGCAAGACGTCCCGCCGCCGTAAAGGGTACGCCGTTGATCCAAGTTTCGATCGGGTTGGCAAGGTCAATTGCCACGCACCCGAACTCGTTGATCGGCACCCCGTTGACGCTGTACTGCGGAGAGCCGACTGTCTGACAGCTCAGCTTCCCCGCGCTGTTGAACGGCAAACCATTTGTCACCCGCTGCGGTGAATTGATATCGATGCTGAGCAGTCCCTGATTGAACCCAACAGCGCCGACAACTTCATTGGCAGTAGGGGCGGATGCGGTGTTCCGCACCCGCCCTGAGGCGCTGATCAGCAGTGCTGCGCCGTTGAACACGCCCTACTCCTCGGGGTCGTCTTCGGGGTCTTCCACCGCCGGCTCTTCAGCCAGCAGCGTGACCGCGCCGGCAGCAGCCGTAGCCGAGCCGAACACCGACTGACCGGCAGCCAACGCGACACCGCTACGGTTGACAAAGCCCGTCTCGATGACCGCGCCGTTTGCGACCGCACCAGCAGCCGTTACCGTCTTCATTGCGAAGCCGGTGAACGCCGGGCCGGCACCACCGTCACGAGCGCCTCCGTTACCTGCGCCGCAGATCGGCGTGATACCGGTCGCGTAGGGGTTGACCGCTGCCGAGCCGCCGGAGTTGGCATTGCAGCGTCCGCCGCCGATGTACATGCGGGTGGAGTCCATCGTGTCGGTGGAAGCCGAGTCCGATTGGCCTGGCACGTAGTCGTCGGTGAAGTTCGGAGGAATGGTCGCCATGATCGGAGATGCGGCATTGAAGCCGATGCCGGTCTGGAGCGCGCCGGTCGAGCAGCCGCCCCGGGCCGTGACGGCACCCGTGACGATGTTGACCTGCTTGTCGTTGTCCAGCGGCGAACCCTTCGGCCCGCTCAGCGGATCGAAGGTGACGAACGCGCCAGCCGACGGGTTGGCGAGGTTGTTGGCGAGGGTGTCACCGGGCAAAGATGCGGGCATGTTACTTCTCCTTCGTCGGAGCCGCGTGCCTGAGCAGCGGCACGATGCGCACCCAATCCCCTCCGGCGCACTGGTCGGGCGCCTTCGGGTCGTAGGTCCCTTTCATGGCAGCGCAGAGCTGCGGCTTGGTGTCGGTAACCGTCGCCACGATCGTGACGGGCAAGCCGATGACCAAGGCAGTCAGCGCGTTGAGCAGAGTCAGCATTGTCTTCTCCTGTAGGCAGGGAGGTTGCCCTCCCCGCCGTTCCGGTTACTCGCTCATGATCCCCTGGAACTGGAGACCCGACGAGGTGAGGTTGCCGGCCCACGCCAGGATCTGCACGGCGGCGTCCTGGTTGACCGAGTAGCGCTGACCCGGCGACAGCGGCACCATGTTCCGGTCGCGGTGCGGCCGATAGTGCATGTACTTCGTGTTCAGGAAGTACGCCGTCGATGCCGGCATGAAGCCGCCGATACCGCCGTCGAGCACCACGTCCGCGTCCATGAACTTGACGGACACGAAACCGAGCTTGGCATCGTCGCTGGACGTGAAGCGTTGGATCGCCTGCAGGGACTGCATGTAGAAGCCCCAGTAGACGTTGTCCACGACGATCAGGTCCGGGCGGTCCTGGCCGCGAACGCACTTCGCCCACAGACGGTTGAAGTACGTCTGGATGTTGGTCGCCGAGGTCGCCGCGCCGCCGTCGGTCGTGGCATCGAACGTCTGATTGCGCCAGAACGTCCAGGTGCCGCGGTCGATGCCGCCGACCGTGCCGGAGGTCGGCACTGCGATGACCTGCTTGAGCAGGCCGTCGATCTGCTTGCCAGCCGCGGCCGAGCCGTCGCTGTAGACGCCGGCAGCGATCAGGTTGGCCATGGACGACTCGCCGACCGTGATACGCGCTTCGAGCAGGTCGATGATCTGCTCCTTGCCCGCGTTCTGCAGCTGGTCGAGACCGCTGATGGTCACCGGGCACGCGGCCTGCTTGATGTCGTACTGCGCCGCGCTGATGACGTCCTGCGCCGCGATCGGCAGCAGGTCGTAGCCCGCGTACCAGCCGGCGTTGCCGTTGGCAGCGAAGCTCAGCTCCTGGAGGATGACGTTGCCGCCGCCGAAGGGCTTGATGTTCCCGCGCTGCTTCAGCTTGGCCAGCAGGGCGTTGTTCTTGGTCACGTTGTCGGCGATGGAGCCGGTACGCGACTGGATGGTGGTCGCGATGATGTCGCTAATCGCGGAATTTGCGAAAGCCATGATGTGCCTCGTCTAGTTGGAGGGTGTCGAAGGAGTGACGGGCGGCGGTACCGGTGCAGCCGGTAGTTTCTTGGCCGGCAGCTGTTGCGGCTTCAGCAACGGAGTGCGGATGCCGATGAACGAACGAACGAGCTTCGGGATCATCGTCCACCTACGCTTGCAAAGGCAGCTTCGATAGTCGCACGCAAATCAGAACCAGCGGCTCCTGAGGCGGGGGCAACGTTCGTCGAGCTCTTGACGGAGCTGGATGCGAGCAGCGCTTTCTGCGCCGCGTCGTGTGCCAACTGCTGAGTCGACTGCGTGCTCAGGCCCTCCATCGCAACTGCTCTGGTATAGGCTTGTTCCACGGTCATGGCCTGGCCACGGTTCGCTCCCAGTTCGAGGAGGTCTGCCATGGTGTCCTTGACCGCCATGAAATGCGGATACTTCTGGCTATCCGCCGCCATTGCCTGCAGGTACTGCCCCATGCTCGCCGCTTCGGCCTGCTGTTGCTGGGCAGCAAGCATGGCCTGCTGCTGCACGAACTGCTGAAGCGGAGCAAGGCGGGCTTGCACCAGGTTTTCCACGCGCTCGGTGACCGGGTCGGCGGTCGGTTGACCGGCCAACACGGAATCGAGCATGCCGATGTCGACGCCGTACTGCTGAATCAGCGACGCCATGAACTGCGCTTTGGTCGGAGCCGGAGCAGTCGACAGCAGGTGATCCGCCTTCAGCAACTCACCGACCGCGGCAAGCGGCGGCATGTTCATCGACCGGATCCGCGCCTCGTAGGGACGGACCACCTCGTTGAACTGGGTTGCCAACTGGCGGGCTTGCGCCGTCTCGCTCAGCGCCCGGGTGATGTTCTGTTCGCGGCGCGTGACTTCTTCGCGCACTTCGCGCGGCAGCGTCGACCAGGTGCCCTTGACCTGAGTCTTCCACGACTGCGGCGGCTTTTCGTACGGGTCGGCAGGCGCGGTTGCGCCCGTCGGACCAGGAGCAGGTGCAGCCGCGCCGGTCGCCCCGACAGGTTCGGGGGTCGCAGCGGTAGGCGGAACCGGAGCCGCATCGGATGCGGGCTCGGCGGCAGGTGCGGGCGTAACAACCGGCGCGGCTGCAGGCTTCGCTTCCTCGACAGCCACGGCGGCTTCGATGGTGGAGCGTAGATCTTCGGGCATTTACCTGATCCTCGGAATGACTTCGTTGAAAGGGACGTTGTTCACTGTCGCGGTGTCGTACGGGTACTTCATTTCCCGGTCTATTGGGCTCATGTGACGGCGGGACTGGACCAGCCTCGCTCTCTGCTCGCCGGCATTACGCAGGTAGTTGGTCCACGCGTCGCCGGTGATGTTCTGCTTCTCCAGCCGTGCAAGCTGCTTGTTCCAGTAATTTGCGTCTTCAACGAGCTGATCGGCCGGCTTGTTGCGAGCCAGGGACGAAATCATGTCCCAGTGCAGCGGCATGTTCAGCGGCAGCTTTTTCTCCTGCGACAACTGCACGATGGCTTTCTCGATCGCCTCGTCTATGGGCATGCCGGCTTCGTAGTCACGCTTTGCCAGTTGAGCGACGGCATGCTGCGCCATTTTCTGCTTTGGCTGATACAGCTCGTCGGCCACCCTTTGGCCGCGGTACATATTGCTTCCCGACGACCGGCCTTCCAGCTTGTCAACGCCGTGCTGAACCTCATGCAGCAAGGTGCTGCGCATTTCCAGGTCGTTCAGCTTGTCGCTGAGCGTGATCAGGTTTTTGCTCGGCAGATATTCGCCTTTGATGCTGCCCATGTCGGAGCTCTTTCTGACAAGAGCACCATGCAGCTCCGGGTAAGCCTGATAAAGCTCGGGGTGAAGCAGCGTGCTCGACAGCGGAAATGTCGCC